TCTTCATCTGAAGGAAGTGCATTTAAAATATCTTTAGCATCTTCAATAATAGTTTGCATCATACGTCTTGATGATGCTACATCAGTGTGTCCATTCTTATTCATAGCTTATCCTTTGTAAATTAATTCTTACATGTAGAATACTTTAAAATTCTGGTTATGGCAAATTTTTAATCTTAGTACTAAACTAGTTTCCCATTTGATTATCTGAATCAAAAAATGTTCGCTGCCCTGTTGCTAAGTTTTCTTCTGTTTTCTCAATAGAAGATACTATCTTACCACACTGAGATTTACAAAGTTTAAAGGATCTGTCATACCCTTTTAAGTAGTTTTGTAGTTTACTCCAATACTCATAGTTTAAAATTTTTTCTAAAGGAACGTGTAACCCGTTAAATAGATTTTCAAACTTAGGTGGATAATAAAAACGAGATTGATGTTCATCATAATAATGACCCCCAGTCCAACAACATCTAAATACTAGACCTTCTGGAGAGATGTACCATTTACCCCAATTATCCCAAACACATTTAATAACACGTTCAGCATTGTCCATATTTTCTTTATTCTTTTTAGAATGTATAAAATTACCTGTTTTAGGTGCAAATACATCTCTTGAAGTTTTAACAGTAGAAAAGGTATGAAAATTAGCATTTACAGCCATTTGCCTTGCTTCTTCTACTTGATGTTTATTGTGCTCAAATACTATATATTTCCAATGAACTTGAGCATTACCTGCTTTAATAACTGAACATGCATTACTAAATACATTTTCAAATTTAGTATTAATACGATACTTTGAATGAGTATCTGCTAAGCCATCCATATCAAAATTAATTATATCACGTTTTGTTAGTATATTACCTACATCTGTCCAATAATTATGGTCGTGTATACCTCCATTGGTATGTATTAAAATTCTAGTATCATGTTCTTTAACATATGTTATAATTTCACGAAACTGTTTATTCATTACAGAATCACCAAAATTACCATTAATAACTAACCAATCTAAATTTTTAAGTAATTCAGGATAAAATAACTGTTTAAACTTATCTAAAGATATAGTATATTTTTTATCATTTAAATTAATACGAAGAGGCTTAACTCTATGACATGCAGGACATTTAGCATTACACCTAAAAGTTAGTTCAGTTGTAAGTTGTCTATATTTTTTCATTAGGTTGGTGGATTAAAAGAAGTAATCTGCACAATTAACCCGTCAGGAATTAAGGCATCTTTAAAAGTAACAGCACCTGTCCCTGCTGTGTATATATAGTCTGTTGTCTTGGCCTGCATAATACCATTTATACTTACTGATATATTATCAATAGCAGTAGGATTACCCCCTGCTGGAGTAGCTACAAAAAATACATTATTACCGCTACCTGCTCCGGTAACACTTGCAGCTACATTTACTTTTCTTGCTAGACCCACAGCAACATTACTAGATACTACATTAATATTAGCATTTAGTCTTTGAAAAGTTACAAAATCATTAGCAGCAGAAGTAGTAATAGCTATTTTTGCATCCAATTGAGTTTGAATAGCACTACTGACGCCGTCTAAATAACCAAGCTCTGTACTAGTAACATCAGAAACAATAATCTTACCACTTCCATCAGAAGCTAAGGCGCGAGAAACTGTAAGATTGTCTTTATATACTGTAGAAATAGCACCTGAGCGATTAGATGTAATAGCAGTATTTAGATCTGCTCCATTATATTTTAATGTGCCTACAGCTAAGTTAGCTAAACCTGTAGGACTAATAACAACATTACTATCAGGGTCTCTAGTCTCTGCTACTGTAAATGATTTAGTAGATTCGTCATAAAAAATAGCAGCGTTACCTGATGTACCCCTATTCATAAAGATACCTACATCAGCACTAGGAGTTCCTGTTACAGAATTAGCTAAAAGTATAAATCTATCCTGAACAACAGAATTAAGAGTATTAGCTGTAATACTATCACCAAGTACAGTCAAATTACCTTGAACAACTAAATCATCGCTCATATTTACTTGACCAGTAAAGGTGCTTCCATCAAGTATGCCTGCAATATTAGCTTCTGCAGCATCTACATTAGCTTTAACAGAATTTACATTAGCTTTTAAATTAATTTGTAACTGTATAGTATTAGCTGCATTAAGATTTACATTAGCAAGCATTGCAACGCCTGTATTAGCGCTAACTAAAGCTACATTTAGTTGTGCTGCTGCTATATTAGCAGTAGTTTGATTTAAATTAGCAGTCAGTAAATTTACGTTAGTAGTAAGACTAAACGCATTAGCGCTAGTAGCCATGTGTTTAGCTTCAATAGATTTTACACCATAGAGTCTCGTTACTAGTGATCCATTAGCCATTTTTTCTGCAGATACTGCATTTGCTTCTAATACTGTAGATGTTACACGCGTTAGCGCCATATTAGCTCCTTAAATATTATACTTCATCATCATCTAATTGTTCAAAGAACTCAGCTAAAAAGTCTACTGTTTCTAATGAAGTATTATTAAATCTTTTTTCTATTCTATCATTTAATGTATTATCAGAATCTTCGTCAAAAAAAGTAGCTAACGGATCATTCTGTTTTGGAGAGTTTTGTTCTAGTGGCTCTAACTCTTCAAAAAATTCAGCTAAAAAGTCTTTTTGTTCTAGCGGTTCAGAATCGCCTTCTTCAAAAAATTCTTTTATAAAGTCTTCAACTTGTTCATCGATTGTTGGAGGCTTTAGTAATTCATCATATACTTCTTCTATACATATTTTCTTTACTAGGGCTATAATCCAGGTAATTATTTCCTCTTCTAGAGGTTCAATCCTATCAATCCATTGTCTTTCACTGGTAGAGTTATTACCTCTTTGCTCATAATAAATTCCTATAATAGGACCATCAACTAATTGTTGAATTTTTGGTTCTTTTTCTATAATTTTAGCAAAAGGAAAAGCTCTAGATATAAGCGGTCCTTTTGTATCTTCTTCAATTAATCTGTATTCACAAAATACAAATTGTTGTTCCATCTCGTCTATGTGAAATTTTATATATTCCATAATATCCCTCTATGTTTTTATTAAAAAACGTGCTACAGCATGTGGAATCACTGCTGTATGTGTATGACCACCTGCACTAACTGCTGTTAACACAGTTATACCACCTGCATCTTTTACACCAGTAGATGCTGAACCTGTTGAAGTAGATAAAGAAGCAGATCCAGATGCAGTAGTAATTACACCTCCTGATGCTAAAGTTCCTGCACCGTTTCCGTGACTAGTAACAGCTCCGCCTTTACCTACTAAGGTTTTATCTCTTAAATCAGGAGCTGCAAAAGTATTACCAGCACTAGCCCCCGCACCATAGGTAGTCCCTATTGCAGCAAATAATGCTGGATAAGTAGCCCGAACTAAACTTTGACCGTTACAATGTGCCCAACCTGCAGGAGTAGAATCTGGTCCAAAAGCTACGATAGTTCCTACAGGAATTAAAGGTACGGGTGCTGTACCCGAACCTGTAATCGCAGAAGATAATATAACATTAGCAGCTATAGGTGCATAGGTACCATCCTGTTGTATAATATTTAAACCATTTTTAGTAGTTGCAACACCTGGTGTATGTGCTAAAGATACATTAGCGCTAGAGCTACCAAAGTTAAATAGTATAGCAGTATTGTCACTAGAACCTATACTTGATATTTTAAGAGCTGCGTGACCTACTCCTGTAGCTTCTGGAAACCATTTTTTACCACCACCAGCTGTGGTAGCTGTTATAGTAAGATTGTTAGTACTTACTCCGCTTGTTGTTAAGTTAGTTCTATCAGAGGTAACACCGCTAATAGCAATCATCGTATTAACAACTTGCCCTGTTCCTGGTGTACCTATATCAAAAATAGCAGCATCATTAGCATTATTACTAGTTTTTAGGTAGACTCTAGAGTTAGCAGCTAGTGTGCCATTTTCAGAAACAGTAGCTATTAGTTCACCTATATCATAATGACTAACATTAGACATTAAAGGTACAATACCATTTTCTATTCTATGGCCTATACC